TCGCTCCATAAACATAACTGCTGTGCTGTCGACTTCTCGCTGCATAGCTGCTTTGTCTTCGTCTGATAAAGGGGAGTCGCCATGGCCGATATATTTTTCAATCCCGCTAACGACGTGCGTGATTTTATAGCCGCGCTCGTCAAGCATTTTGGATCTGTCTACGTGCATTTTGTGCGCACCGATGGACGCCAATAATGAGGCAGGCGTTGCATGGATTTCGTCACAAGCTGCCGCTATCATATACATGCCGCTGCATGCCATAGTTGACGTGTGAGTAATGATTGGTTTTGTTTCGCATGCTTCGGCTACAAATTCAGAGCAGCCAAAACAGCCTTGTACAGCACCGCCAGGGGAGTTTGCATCTAACACAATGCGTTCCACTTCATCATCTGCTAGTGCTGCGCTTATGGCTTCCTCGATAGCTTCATACGTTGGAATCTCTAGCCACGCAGTGATCCAACTAGATCGAGGAAACAACGGCCCGTCTATTTTGATTAAGGCGGTGCCGTTCTTTTTTGAGTAGCTTAAATTTAGTTCTTTAGGCATCTCGAATGATGCCATGTCTACGCTCTTAATAATTTCCAGGCGTGACAACAAGGACGCCATGCCCTCTTCGCTTATTGACATCATGCCGAAAGCGTGAGCAGGTATTTTGAAGTTTCCCCGGCCAGCGCCGGAGAGGGTGGCCAACGCTGCCGGGGAGTCGTTGGCTTGGGCGGTGTCTTTCGGACTCTTATTTTTTGCCATGTATAGTATCTCCAAATAAGGAGACACCACAATTAGGGCGGCCCGTCTCCATCCGCGTCTATAGTAGTAGTGTAAAATGGTACGGAAAAGCGGGCATGGGAAAAGTTACGGCAAAAGTTACGTAACACGCAAACTTTGTTACGCCCCATCAATAGCGAAGTTACGGCAAGCCATCCCGTAGTAGGCATAAAAAAACGACCCGGTAAGGGCCGCCAATACTCACAGAAAGTTTGTTGAATTTTTACATTAGTTCTACGCCGGGAAACAAAGAAGACAAAACCCTGAGACCGTAAGGGTCTTGTTTTAAGGCAAGGATTCTGCACCTTGCCTTATCACGCCGCCTGCCTACTGCCTGCCTCGTCAATCCAAGCCTTTCCGCTGCTTTCTTGACGCTCAAGCGCTCTATCCATAACGTGTTGGCAATTTCCCACAACTCTGGCATACCCAAAAACGCAAAGCGAAGCGCACTTCTCAACTCAGAATGCGCTTGCCTTGCTTCGCGTTCGCCATCTAAATCTCTCGGCATTGTGTACGGCTCAGTGATTCCGTACTTCAAGCTTTGTCTCCGTTCATGTCAATGTCTTCATCGGTCGTATCGTTAACAATTGCTTCCGCTAAATCTGATTCGTTGCTAAGCCCTAAACTTTCGCGTAATGCCTTTTCGTTTGCCTTTGCGATCAAGTTCTGCTCGTAGTCGGTGCCCTTCATTTCTGCCGCGTTTTGCTCGCCCGTTGAGTAGCCTTGCTGTTCTCTGAGGATGGCTGCCCTAACCGCTTTCAGCTCGTCTAGTTGCGGCATTGCTTGTCCTGTCCACACGCTTCCGAGGTATGCCTCTTTAGCTAGTGCGTTGCGCATATAGCCGGGAAGCTTCAGCACTTTACGCGCTACAAGCTCAGTAACTAAGCACTCCTTTGCAAATTGGTAGACGTGGCAAGCCTTGCGTGCTGTGAGTATTCTAAAGCCCATCCAAGCGTTCAGGAGCGAGCCTCTCGATGCGCTGAAGCTGCTCGAAAAGTGTTGTATGAAAACCTCGTAAGGGATTCCAACGCCCATGCCCATGCCTTGATGCTGAATTTCCATAAATGCCGCGTAGTCTGCCGCGCCTGCTGGTGGAGTCGAAAATGTGACGGCCTCGCCGGGCTTAAGGTAATTCACAACACCCGGACCCATGGCCATTTCGTCATCCTCTAGGCCTTCTTGGTCAGCCTCAAGGCTCGGGTTATTTGTGCTTAAAACAGATCCGCTCTCGCTCGTTATTGTTGCAGTAAAGAAGCTTTGAACAAGTCTTTTGTACGCCTCGCTTGCTCGAATATCGCCAACAAGTTTCAAGTCTTCCAGTATGATCGACAGCCACGGGACGCCCCTATAGGTGCCGCTTCTGCGCCTGTCATACAGGATTTTAGCGCGTAAATTGCCGTCGCGGTCGTATGCTTGGATCGTCGTCCACTTGTTAGCGCCGGGCATGTAATCGCCGGGGTGCGAATCGAGAATGTCGAAGGCAACCGCTACTCCATCAAGGGAGATATGCACGCCATCTATGAGAGTGTCCGAGTTCATTGCGTGGTCCTTGTTGCAGATTCTCGCAGCCTCTATGAATTGAAAAGTAGTGCCAGCAAATGCTCCTTTGCGCTTGCCTTTTCCGGGGTCTTTGTAGCGTCTGACCATCAGCCCATCGCCCGCTATAAGCTCTTCGAATGTGGACGTTCTCACAAAGTCATGAAAACTACCGAACAGCGTAATATCTGCATATTTGGAGTTCATCCATGTGCCGGTGTAGTACTCGATCTCTTTTTCGATCTCGCTAGCCTTGGCTTTTTCGATCCCTAAAACCTTAGCGTTTACCACGCTTTTATGCTTTACGCCTGAGCCTAAAACGCACTTAACAAGATTATCGGCAGCGCCTCTTGCTGTGCTGTTGTTGCGGTCTACACTCGCGCAACGCCTTTGCAGTTCTTCGCGGCCTTCACTGTCTGCAAGCGCCGGGCTCAAGTCTGTTAACCCGCCCCACCGCTTCATGCTTTGCCGTGAAGTGCTTGCCCCTGTGTAGGCTCCCATGGCTGCAAGCTTGTTTTTCATTCGCTTAAAGCCTGCCTCGGGGCTTATGTATGAGATGACTCTATCGAGTAGCGAAGGCTCTGGAAGTAGCGCCATCAACTCTTTATTTGTGAGCGGTTTGTTTTTCATTTAGTCCCCCATGGAGGCGGTGATGCGCCCTGTTTTTATGCCGCCGTCTTGTTTCTTGCTTAGTGCATCGCCGTACTTTTCAACGAGTGCCTGAAGCTTGTCGACCTCTGCTTTGCGCTTTCTGCGGCCCTCCGCGCTTACCTCAACGCCACGATCTAGCGCGTTTTCAAGAGCTGTTTTAGCTTTTGACATCAAAAATTCAAGCTCTGCCTCGGTGTAGTGATTGTACCAAGCCATTGTCTAATACCTTCCCTTAAACGGGTTATATGAGCGCCTACCGCGTCTTTTAGTCCGTGGCATAATGGCTCTTTGTACTGTTTGATCTGAATGTGTCTGAGTGCCTTCGAGTGCATCCGCGTTGACTTGTGCTATATCCATGTTATCAGCTATGACATCTATATCTAAGTGTTGACCCTCAAGTATAGCATAATTATAACAGTGCAAATCCCATGCCTCATTCCTACTTGAAACTTTTACCCATACCCAATACGCCCGCCCAAAAGTTAGCTTTTCAATTTTTGCTTCTGCGCAAAGTTGGGAGAAGTAATCGCGCGGATGGTCGGGATGATGGCAATAGCTAGGCCCATGGATTGTTTGCTTGAGTGCGGCAAAGATAACATCTTTTATCGTGTGCACGCCGATCACGTAGACCGGACACTTGATGCCGCTACTGCCTTTCCCTTGTGATGATCTGCCCGGCCAAACCGGCGCACCTGCAATACTAGAGCCCTTTAGAGCCCATACTAATTCAGAGTGTTGCAAAGTCCATTTGTAGCATGTGTCCGTATGATGCCCGCCTGAATCTAACCCAATTTTTGAGACATGAAGTACGGCCCCGCATGGGTGATCGTATTTCCTGCCCGATAAAAGCTCCCATGCCTGCTCCCATATCGACGGTTTACCTTCTGGTCCTTTTAGTATGCTCGGGTCGCCCTGAAGTGTCAAATATTCGAGGCTCCATGATTCGTATTTTCGGCCCCATCCTTTTATCTCGATCTCAAGGCGGTCGTCCTGCGTGTCTATCGCGGCGGTAATAACAGCCACACCTTGCGGTAATATTTCGCGGGCATTGTACATTTCTCGACGGTCATACAGGGGCTCGTCACTTATCGTTTCGCCCTTAATTTTGAAGGTTTGAGCTAGTCGAGTATTTACGAAAACTTTCAGACGCTCCGTGTGTCCTTGCGCCTTGTGCCATTCGTCGCAAAGTTCCGCCAATGTAACCATGCTCGAGTATAAGGAAGAAAGGTTTGTTGTCCTGTTGTCAACGTGTTCGGGGAACTCCGCGCGCCATTCTCCTTCACTTACTGCATCGTTTTTCTCGTATTCTTGCCAATCTTCATGGCAATTTCCGCAAGCGTAGCGAACTGTTGAAAGGTTTACGTTGCCTTCTTTGTCCTTGTCCCAAAGCACGCAACCGCGCTTTTTGCCTTCTGGCGCTGTCCAATGAAGCCGCTGAAAATGCCCGCAAAATGGACATGGGACATAAAAGTATTCTTGCGTTCCTTCAAGAAATGCTTGGTGAATACGTGAAGCGCCTTCAATGGTCGGCGTAGATGTCATCAGCATTTTACGATTCGGAAACGTCGTCATGCGCTTTTCAATCAACGCCAGCGGATCGCCTTCAACGCCAGCGGATTCAACCCACCTATCAACTTCATCGGCTAATACTATCCGCAAAGGTCTTGCACAAACTCCGGTCGGCGAATGAGCTCCAACAATAGCCAAGTAACCGCCAGGAAAGCGCTTGACATCAATTGTATTATCTTTATTACGGCTCTTCTGATCGCTAAAAATACCCTTCAATGGCCTTGTATTATTGATCATCGGCGTTATGCGTTCTTTGCTGAAATTCTTGGCATCAGCGCCGCAAGGTTGAACCATTCCCATCGGGCAAGGATCTTCCGCCGGAAAATAAGCGATAGTTGAAAGGAGAAGTTCGCTCTTGCCTAGCTGTGATCCCCACTCGCATACAATCTTTTTCACCCGTTCATCAACAACATAATCATGGACGGCGCGTTGATATTCTGCATTGGCGAAGCTATACGGCCCAGGTTCTGCGCTTGTGTCTGAAGAAAGTTCGCGGTTTTTTTCGACCCATGTGGACATCTTCATGGTTGACGGTGGACGAATCGCGCTAAAGAAGGTTTCAAAAACGTCAAAAACTGA